ATATCTGTGGGATTCGCTGGAGTTGTAGCCACAGTTCCCGTGGTCGTTGCCATCGAGGTAAAAGTAGCCGCAGCGGGGACAGAACCACCGATAATTGAGCTATCAATGGTCGAATTCGTGATTGTTAGCCCTGATTGAATAGGGCTGATTGAGGCATAGAACGGCTGACCCTGACCGATAAACGTATTGAATGTGTTATCCAAATTGAACAACGCCTGTACGGGCAGTATGTTCTGGTCTACGGTTTTATTAGGGCCAGCCATTTTTTTCCTTACGATTGGTCAACCGTTGGAGTAACGTAGACCAAGTTAGAGCTAGTAGTAGCAATTGCGGTCACATAAACAGGATATTGCATATTAACAGCCGGAACAGCGATCAAGATCGGTGTTTGCATGGCTGGCGGTAACACAAAATCCCCAAATGTCCCGTCTGTTGGCAATTTTGCCACATCGCTCGAAATAGTGCTGAATTTGATAGCAACAGTTCCAGAACCCAAGTTAAGGCACGAAACAAAGTTAATCAAATCAGGCGTATTCGAGGTCAGCGCAACAGCAGAGTGAGCGGCAGTACCAACGGACAAGCCGAGGGTTTGCCCACCAAGTCTGAAAGCAGACGTATTTGCCATGATTAGACAGCGTTAATAGGCAAAGGATAGTTTTCAGCACGAACGATCTGGAATTCGTAAATACCAGCGGCGGGCGTAGCTGAAGAAGCTGTCACATTACCAAACTGAATGGTCAAAACGTTGTTGGTCAAACAATCGCACTCAGCAATAAAAATGCCAGTTGTTTGATTAGCGATATAGCCTTGGGCAACGATGATGTCGGTAGTCAACAAGCCAGGCAAAGCAAAAGTTTGAACAGCGGTAGTGTTGGCAGCAACAGCAGCAGGGGTAATGCTAGGGCCGATATAAAAGGTTTCGTGGGAATTGCCACGGGTAACGGTCGTAGATGACATGATATTCCTTTAAAAAAGGTTATGTGATTGTAGCTTTAAAAGCAGAAAAAGCCATCTTTTTTAGGGATGGCCTTTCCTTACTTCACTTCAGATTACAGCAAGGGAGTGCTGAAATCGTAGCAGTAAACGTAGACGTCAAAGGTTGCGCCAGCCACGGGAGTGGTCAGGCCAGTAACGTTGACATACAGCGTTTGTGTGGTCAGAGCAGTAGTTTGTGCGGAAGGTGAAGTCACAGACACGCCGTTGACAGTTGTCAAGTTAGCGATAGTGACAGAACCGTACAAGCTAGAGCCGCCAGAGGTGGTCGAGACACCCACAGCCAAACCAGTTGTAGTACCGACAGCAGCGCCATTGGCGTTCATGTTGGTAACAATCAGGGATTGGGGCAAGAACACGCCAGTATTGATGACGGGAACAGCGTAGTTAGCAGTAGCGTTAGCACTCACGTTAGTCAGAGTTGCAACCAAACGCAAGGCTTGGTTAGTCAACACATTCTGTGGGTGAGCCGATACTGTGGTTGATGGTCCTGGATTAGCCATTTTGAATATCCTTTCTTAATTAAGCTGCGACACGGCAAGCGAGTTCGGGGTACAGGGGCGCCCAGCCATACAGCACGTCCAAACGAGTTGGGATGCTGTCGTTGTTGATCGTGTATTGACGCACGACACGCATGGACAAGCCAACTTCCTTATCGGAAGCACGACCAGCGAAATGGACGCCATCAGGCAATTCCAAGTCAGCCACAGCCAAGGTGTAAGCATTACGGTGCATCATGATGTTCTGGGGTGAAGTCACGCCAGTATTGTTGAAGGCCGTAATGTTGGGGCTGTTGTAGCTAGTCACGCTCACGTTTTGGAACTGGCCCGAAACGATGATAGCGGGGCTGATGTTCACGGTAGTGCCACCAGTGCCGACAGTCGTGGTGCTGTTAACAACAAAGTTACGCAGCTTGCCATACGATTGACGGTTTTGGGGATTAACAGCGTAAACGCCAGGGATAGTGAACACGTCACCAGCATTCAGCGTAGAAGCGGAAGAAGCTGTCAAAGTCACGTTGGAGCTAGAAGCCCAACCAGAAGTCAACACACCAGCAGAGCTAGTAGAGGCCAAAGTGATAGCGATGGTGTTAGCAGACCAAGAACCGAAAGTTTGCGACACAACGTTTTGGTCAAGTTTCCAATTCATCCCGCCGCTGTCCCGCCCCATAAGGCCTTTACGATATTGCTCGCCAATGGCTTCTTGAGGCACAAACAGACCCTTCAAACTATCAACGATAGTTGCAGAGGTGAAAGGCTCAACAATCATCGAACGACGACCATCACGGGGTGCGCCTTCGCTGTCGAGGTAAGCAGCGCCAGTCAGGTATGTAATCAGACCTGTGGGAGGCGTACCAGCAGTACCAACGATGTTGTAAGTATTGAGAGCGGCAGTTTGCAAACCGTCACGGTCAATCTTATTGGCAATCGCAGCCACGGCGGGTTTCAACACACGGTCAGAGAACATATCCAAAGACAGAGCCAAATCTTGCGTGGTGAACTGCGTGTCGACGTGGAACTGTGTGGACAGAGTGACAGGCACGCTGGTTTCGTTGAAATCTTCAACGTTCAGGGCAGGGCCAGTAGTCCCGACGAACCTACCTGGTTTTCTCACATTCACTGTATTACCGATTTTCCCACCAATGACAGCGAATTGATCGTCATAGTTACGGTCGACTTCCGAGGTGAAAGTCAATTCATTCTCCAAAACCATCAACGCTTCGTTGGTGATCTTGGAAATCGTGAGCAAATTATTTGCCATTTTGATATTCCTTTAAAAAGATAAAAAATTAACGAATCTTGCCAGCCTTACGACTTGCTTTCCACTCTGCATAAGTTCCATGAAATTTGCCATCAGAGGTTACTTTCACTTCGGTGCTAGTGCCAGCTTTAATCGGGTTGATTGGCGGGGGTGCTTTTGATTGACCAACAGTATTGCTTGGCTTAGTCTCAGGTTGCTTCTCAAACTTCGCCTCAAGTTTCCCAATCTCTCGTAAGGAGGCAGCGACCGACATGGAAGTTAGCTTCTTAGCCAAATCTGCATCTTCTGCCAAGGCATAAAGAATTCGAGGGCCAACGTCACTTTCTAGCATGGCGTCACGAATATGGTCAGGAACGACCACATCACTAGATGCCACCATATCGTCAAAATCTGGAATCTCGCTTTTCGCTGCTGCCACCTTGTTTGCCCAAGTCGATATGACTTTTTGGCGCTCTTGGTCGGCCCTGCGATCTGCTTCTTCCCGATCTCTTTTAATCAATGCTTGCTCAGACGACCATTCTGCTAATGCTTCTGCATATTCAAAAGCATCACGAAACTGGCTCGGCTGAGGCTTTGCGTCAACAGGTGCGGCTGGCTGTGGTGCTGGCTGCGCTTGTTGCTTTAAAGCCCTTAATTCGGCCTCCAGAGCTTCCTTTTCAGCCTTTGCTTGCGCCGCTTCTTGACGGGCTTGCTCACGCTGCTTAGTAATCTCAGAAAACCGCTTCTCAAGTTTAGGATTCTGCTTGCGCTCCTCTACTGGTTTCGCTTCGTCTTTAGCCTCTGGTTCACTCTGCTCTGCTACCTGTTCCGGCTCTGAAGGAGGATTCTCAACTTCAGCCTCGGTTGGCGCTTGGTCAGCTAAACCCATTTTCTGGCTATAAAACTCGGCTGCGTTCTCGCTGGTAATAACATTACCCGCTTGCTTTTCTTCTGACATAGGTTTCCCTAAGAAATTTACCCAGTTAACCTAACTGGTAAGGTTTTGTGGTTATACCACTAAATTGCTCGGTCTAACGCATTAACAGACGCTTCATGTTCTGCTTGTCGGTCTAAATGCGCTAGATATAAAGCCAATTGAGCTTTTAACTGCTCAATTTCCATTTGTGTTTGCGTCTTGATAACAGTATCGTGCGCCTGTGTATGTGTTTTAAGCAACACGTCACGGTGTTTCTCTTGGTCACGCAACTCAATATCGTGCGCTTTGTTGGTTTCTTTAATCAGCACACGTTTGGTTTCAGCATCTTGTTTGACTTGCTCAATATCTTGACGCTGTTTAATCATCATCTGCATTTGTTGCAGTTGCTGTGTAAGTTGCTGAATCTGCGCTTGAGACGCTTTAAGCTGCATTTGCACTTGCGGCGGCACGTCTGACTTTTCGTTAATCTGCGCCATTGGATTAGATGCAGATAGGCGGTCAGCAATTGTGTCTGCGCCAGGGAAGTCCATGTTTCGGAATACCAAGTCGCCAATAGTATTGAACAATTGAGGATTGCCACCCAACAGCGGCAGCATTGCATCCACGGCTTCTTGACGTTTGGAGTTATAGCCTGGGCCAGTATCCATTACCACGTCATATTGCCCAACGGTCATATCGTGCAGAACACGGTAAACGCCAGCAGCGTCACTTGTGGGCTGGTTAATAGAAACCAGATCGGGCTTGCCATCATCCCCAATGATACGCATCACACGGTGTGTATCGTAAACGTAAGGAATCATCCCCAAAATAATCTTGGCGGTGTGAGCAATTGACTTTGTAAGGTTGTCGTAAAAGTCAAAGTTAGTCAGATCGACCTGTTGCTGCTGACCATTCAGAGCTTTGCCGGACATATTGCCTGGAAGTTGCTGTGAAGGGTCAAAGATGCCCATCAGGGTCGTAATATCCTGATTGATAGCGCCCAATGCGGTCATTACTCCAGTTGGAGGCGGCTCAGGTTGCAGACGCTGTGGAGGAGGTGCAGGATTACCGTCAATGTCGGTCTGTTTGTAGCGCAACAGCGGGAACGACTTAATGTTAGCCGCTGCCCATTCGCCTTCGTGACCTTCATCTTGGCCTTCAGCAAGCAACCATTTGGCCTTTGGAGCCAGCGCAACAGACTCTGTCAGGGTAGTCTGCCAGAAGTTATACATACGCTGTGCGTCTTTAGCGTGGCGAACCATGCCGAACTTCTTGCGCTTGTCACCGATAACAACGTGACGACCATAAACAGGCACAACAGGGATGTATTCGCCTGGAATTTCACGTTCTTCAATAATGTCGTAAGCGGTCAGCTTAATCCACTTGATCTGACGCTTAATGGTTTGACGCTCTTTCACCACTTCCAAGCCCATAGCCTCGATGCGCTCAAAGAACTTGTCGCCATCATCAAAGCGGCTAGAGCCATCGCTCAACAGATATAAAGTCGCTGGCTTGCGCTCAACGTAGAAATACTCGGCAATGCGAATATCCTCTTTTGTAATCCATTCTGACTGCGTATCGCCTGTGCCACGCTGCGTAAAGCTAGAGCCATCGTCCAAGTCAGGGTACATATCCCTGAACTTTTCCTTGCTCATCATGCTGGTAATCAGCACTTTTTCAGCGTCAGACCCGTCAATGCGCTCAGAGTTAGGGTCAAAGTAGACCGTGAACGGGTTAGGGATAGCATCGATGTAGATTTCTTGGTCAAAGCTATCATCTTTGCAGTATTTGGTAATCAGACGCCAGAAACCCCATCCCATACGCACAGCGTGGTCAAAAGCGGTGTCGTAAGCATTGTCAGCATTGGATTGCGTCTCAATGTGACGAATGATGCCCTCTACAACTTGGGCGGTCTTAAAGTCTGCTTCAGAGTTGCAAGCGTGAACTTTAGCCCGCGGGCGCTGTTGACGTTGCTGATTAGTAACTTGGCGGCAAAAACCATCCAGTTTATTGATGGTAAGAACAGGGCGGGATTCAAGATTGCGGGAGTTTTGTAGGTCAACAGGCCATTGGTCGCCGCCGGACACAAACTTTAAATCTTCCAAGGCTTCTTGGCGGTTCATGGTGTCAGCGTCATTGCACCATTTGAGGAACTGTTTAGCCTCAGTAATGATTTCGGGTTCTTGACCGCCGTAAGGAATATCTTGTGCCATTAGTTCATCCATCCTAAAGGTTGACCGTAGCCTTGTGGCTGCGTTCTAACTGGTTTGCGCTGCCGAGGCTCATTTACCATCAAACCAAGCATCCGAAACGCATCAGCCCCGTGGCTGTATTGATCGTGAACAGGCGTTTTACTAAATGCTTTGGTGTCTGGGTCAACTTCGTAGCGGTAATGCCGTAAGCATTGTAGCCCATCGTAGCAATTTTCCCTATCAAACCAGCAATTTCTGAATAGTGTACGGGCTGCGTTAATGCTGTCAACTATCGGAGTCTTTGGGATAATCTTTGTTTTATAACCGCTTGCTTTAACAATCTGCTCGATTGATCTGCCATTGGCTGCAAGGGTTTTGTTCTCGGCATCGTGGGGCAGCCAGAGCGTATCGTAAACATAACCGAACGTCTGCATCTTGGCGAGGTAGTCCGATATTGTCTTTTGGGAGTCCTCGATATATCTAATAAGGCGTGTTTCCATGCCAATGAATTGGACAAACCAAATAGCCGTTGCATCCGACCAGCCAAGGTCAAATACGGCGTGAACGGGTTTTGTGGGGTCATAGGCAACACGGGTAATGCGCTCCTCTAAGTCAGCCAATTGCATCTCACGGGCAAAAATAGCCCCGTCCACAGTCTGACGACATAAACCTTCCCATACGGTGTTATATGCCTCAATATCTCGAGCCTTGAGCGCATCCTTCTCCAGCTTCAGCGTCTCAGGAAACCACGGGTTATCCGACCAGTTAATCTTTACGACTTTGCTGTTAGCTGGCGGGTTAAGCACAAACCGCTGGTAAGTCTCGTCCGACTCCAACTCTGGGTTAAAGCTAATCCAGATTTCTGACTTTTCCTTACGAATGGTAGGAATCAGAGTATTCCAGCTTAATCGGCTCACAGTTTGAGCTTCTTCCACCCAGCAAATGTCAACACCCTCAAACGACTTAACGTTAGCCACGTTGTTCTTGAGGCCGACAAAAGCGAATTCTGAGCCGTTTTTGCCACGAATGGCAGTTTGGGTTATCTCATAGAAACCAAGCAGCCCTAGCGCCTCTATCTGGTCACTAAGCAGCTTATGAACCGAGTCTTTAATTGACGTTTGGAATTCCCGAGCGCAAAGGATGCGTAATTGGCTCTTAGCAGCCAGGATTAACAAAGCCCTAGCAATCCCCCAGGATTTTGCACCGCCTCGGCCACCGTAAGCCACCTTGTATCGGCATGGCTCAAACAAGAAAGCCAGCTTTACAGGAAACTCAGCGTTCTGGACTTGTGGCGTCATTCGGCTTCACAAAAGTAACTTGGATGCCCTGCAATGGTTCACCATCAGCGCCCGTGACTTCATTCTTAACAGTCTCAGACCAGCGCATTTGGGCTTTAGTCCACCAAATCAAACTAGTGGTATCTCCAGCCGTTGCTTTCTGATAAAGCGTCTTAGCAATTTGGCTGTTAGCTTTAGCTTTGCCAATATCTAATTCTTGGCGGTAATGCTTACGCAATGTCTTATCGTCAATACCAACAAGAATAGCAATCTGCTCATGCGGCAGCCCTAACCCGCTGCTTGATTCAACGAGTTTTCTCAATTGATCGGTTGGCTCATGAGTATGGTTCATTTTATAAAGGGGAATTTGCTTAAATTTTACGCAACTTCTTCAGTTTGTGTCAAAAGAACGGCTTTTCTACCTGTGAAATCTTCCCATCGTTTGACAATTACATCGACAAATTTTGGGTCTAATTCCATTAATCTTGCAGACATTCCCAAACGATCAGCAGCTATTAATGTGCTTCCTGAGCCACCAAAAGCATCAATAACAATATCACCTGCTCTTGCTGACGATTTAAGCATCTTTTCAATTAATCCCACAGGCTTCATTGTTGGATGTTCGCCTGAACGTTTAGGCTTTTCATGAAAAAGTATGGATGATGGGCTTTCTTCCAAAGTAGCCTCACCAGAGACAAATAAAACAGAGTCACCAACTTTAATCATCCAGCGACCATCTTCAGACTTTTGGATTGGCCCACCTTCTCCGTGATCAATGACAGTGGTTAACTTTCGGCCGCCATACCAACGATGTTTGCTTCCAGGCTTCCACCCATACAAAATAGGCTCATGCATCCATTGATAGTCTGACCGACCTAACACCAAAGAATTCTTGCGCCAAATTAAACAGCCTGACAATTTAAAGCCAGCTTGAATGAAAGCTGATCTAAAGTTTAATCCTTCTGTATCGGCATGAGCAACATAAATCGGAGCGCCACTTTTCATTACAGCAAACATGGAAATGTAGGCATCAAGCAAAAATTGTTTAAATTCATCATTTGCCATGTTGTCGTTTTGAATCTTTCCGGCCAGCTTAGATTCATAAGCTACGTTGTAAGGAGGATCAGTCCAACAAATGTCTGCTTTTTCGCCATTCATGAGTTTGTCCCATGAATTGATATCTAAAGATGAACCACACATTACTCGATGAGGGCCAAGCTGATAAACGTCACCTTCTTTGCTTTTTGGCTCTATAGGAATGTCTGGGACATCATCAGGATCTGTAAATTCTTCTTTTTCAATTACAGGATTTAATAAGTCTTGAAGTTCATCAGCGTTAAACCCAAGCACTTCCAAAGCAAACCCATCAGCCAACAATTCGTTCAACTCAATGGTCAGCAGTTCATTGTCCCAATCGGCATTTAGCGCCAGCTTATTGTCGGCAATGATGAGTGCTTTACGCTGCGTATCAGTTAAATGTGCAAGCTCAATGGTCGGCACTTTATCCATTTTCAGCTTACGAGCAGCCATTAAACGGCCATGACCAGCAATGATGCCTTTATCCCCATCTACTAGGATAGGGTTAGTCCAGCCAAACTCTTTAATACTTGCCGCTATTTGGGCGACTTGCTCATCAGAGTGCTTACGTGAGTTGTTAATGTAAGGAATCAACTCATCGACTGAACGTTCAATTATTTGCATAAATAAGAAGGGAACTTTGATTTGGGTTTCAACATGGTATAGCAGAAAGCCAGAAAATGCTATACGTCACCATCCTCAAATGCTGGCTTAACAGTTCCCAATCTATCAAGAAGCAGCGCTGTCGTCTTTTTGCGCTTCTTCAACTTTTGGCTTAGTCATCGCAATAGCTTGGCTGTTAGCTTCTGCCAACAATGACTGCAAATGTTTCTGAAGGCTAAAAATTCGAGCTTCAAGGGCTTGAATAATGTCACGAATTTCAGCTTCGCTGTGTGAAAAATTAAACATTACTTCTTACCTTTCTTTTTTTCTGCTTCACGTTTCTCGCTGTACGCAATTGCCACGGCCTGTTTAACAGGCTTTCCGGCCTTTACTTCAGTTTTGATGTTTTCTTTAAATGCTTTATCACTCGTTGATTTCTTCAGCGGCATCTTCGTCTTCCTCTAACCATTCAATTTCTTCATTCACAAACGCCACGATCAAGTCAGCCAGTTCAACCCATTCGCCATCTTCGTGACCAACGGTGTCAATAGCCATTTGTGCGGCACGAAAACGAACATTGTCAGTTTCAAAAAACATGGTAATTCCTTTAAGTAGATGGGAGTTCTTCAAAGCAAACGTCCTGCCACGACATGAGCAAGTACCGTTCACCATCTTCTTTATACTCCATGAATTTTAAGTATTCGTTACCATACTCTTTTGCCAAGTGACCAAAGTAAACCTTAGCCCCTACGGTTACTTTCATGTCCTCGAATGAGCCATCATCTAAATAA